TCAAAGAGAGAGCGCCACCTGTCCTGATTTCATTGGATGCGGCTGAACCGGATTTGACTCTTTTGGCGTTGCAATCGAACGAACAAAAGTTTCATGGGTAACAAAAGTATGGCTGCAGTTAATGTTCTGGCACTGGTTGTAACGCTCTTTGGTCAATGAAGATACCTGAAAACTGCTGCGAGTATGGGCGGCACTTCCACACAGTGGGCAAATCATCATTTTTCGAGTTCTCCCCATTTTTGCTAAATTCACAATAATGATACCGCATTATTCCATTTTGCAAACTTAAAAGTTCTCCATTGCGAAGAATCATTCCATTTCGAAATCATCAATCCTCACTTCAAGCTCCAGACTGGTTGTAAAACCGTTATCGGGGCTGACGGTATGCGTCAGAGTCGTAATGGTCCATTCCGCATCATCTATCGGCTGTTTAAAGCCACTGACTTTCACTGGCATTTCCGTGTAGAGATCTGCCCGACCTTCTGCCAGTTGTAGCGAGAATGACGCAACGCCGCGTTGCAGGCGTTCCCACTGCATTTTCGCCGCCCGTTCGGCGTTGCTCCGGTTGGCATAGGTGCGATTAAGTACCAGCACGTTTTCATCTGTACCCACCAGGTAATCGCCCTGCTTCGCTTCCGGCTCTTTCTTCTGCTTCTTAGTCCTGCGCTTACGCTTCACCGTGGTGCTTTCATTCTTCGCGGGTTCGCGGGTATGCAACCAGCTGGCAATTACGCCCGTGTAGGCTCCGCGATCTGCCAGGGTAAAGCGGTGACTGTCGCCGTCCTTACGTGTGATAGTGATAACCGGTAGTGGTTTACCGCTGGCGCTTTTACCCTGTCCCTGCCGGATGAATAACAGATTGCCATTTTTCACCGACGCAATAGCACCGTACTGGCGCGCCAGCCGCATCAGAAAACTGCCGTCACTCTCATTGGTCTGGTCTATATGTTCCACGGGTTTATCTGACAGGTCTTTACCCAATGCCATCTTCAGTTTGTGCCGCACAGCTATTTCCTTCACCACTTCCCCAACGGTGGTCTTGTGCCACGACTTTTCACGGCGGGTATTCAGCGTTTCACGAAAATCAGCACTTCGCGCCCGGATAGTCAGGCGGTCCGGTGCGCCAGTGTGTTCAATCTCGTCCACCGTGAATGCCCCTTTCGGGAAAAGCGGCTGCCCCTTCCAGCCCAGCGCCAGCGTAATAACCGCACCACGGCGCGGCAGCACGATTTTTCCGTCGGCGTCGTCCAGCTCCAGATCAAGCTGGTCCGCTTCAAAGCCCCGATTGTCCGTCAGCGTCAAACTCATCAGGCGGTTATCCAGCACAGTGGTGATATCCCTGCCCTCAATACTGATGCTGAATGCGGGAGTTTTGTTGCCTTTGTTAAGCAGTTCAGAGCTGAAATTCATGACAGCAGCCCTCCCACCGTTTTACTGATATCGCTTAAGGCAGACGTTGCTGTGTCCTGCAGATTATTCAGTTGCGCACTGAGATCACCGAATATATCGGACAGGGATTCATCCACCCGTTTGAGCGACAGGGTGAACTCAATCCGGCGCGGCATACCGTCGCGGAAAAACTCCGTTTTAGTCTGATTCAGTCCCTCAATCACATACATGCCATAAATCGTGCCACTGCCTTCAATCAGGGGCCATGCTTTCCCCTGTTCTGCCATCTGCTCCAGTGCCAGCAACGACAGCCTGCCACCTGTTATCTCCGGCATAAGAACACCGGAAAGCGTCAGCATGTCGTTGTCCGGTCCCAGAAACTGCGTGGACGGACGTCGGTTTACCCGGCTGTTTGCCGCATGTCGCCAGCTGCGTTGATACTGCAGCTCCTGATACGGTACGGTGCGCAGCATAAACACGTACAATCCCAGCACCATCATCATGCGTCGTATCCCCCCTGATCGCTGTAGTTACTCCTGGCTTTTGCCTTCAGCCTGCGTTCACGTTCATCAAGCTGGCGGGCCACCTCCCGCGCAATATCCTGCGCACTTTGTCCTGGCTGTGTCTGGATGATGATCTGCGTCGGTGCTTCAATCCGGTAAATGGGCGGCACAGTAGCTGCACGACTCACCATCGCTTCACCGCCTTTTGCGGGAAGCGCCAAAGGATGCAACGGTGGAAGCTCTGCTGGCGCGGCAGCAACACCCATCATTCCGGCGACAACGGCAGCCAGTGCAGCTGTATTTCTCCGGCTGGTCACGTTTGCCGGGCCGTTAACAATTTCCGGCCCGTTTTCACCGACGATGCCAAACTGCCCGCGCGGGATATAGCCGCCGCTGTCATACATCCCCGCAAAGCCATATCCCCATGACGGAAAATCACCCGATGGCATCATCACTTTACCGTCTGCATTCACCGTCGCAGGTTGCTGACGCGTCACGCTTTCCGGCAGTTTCGCCTTTGCAGCCTCTTTACTGACAATGCCGAGTTTCTCCAGCAACCAGGAAACGCCGGATTTCAGGGAGTCCAGCGGATGCATGACCATATTCAGCCCTTCTGCCAGTGCCTCCCCGAATCGTCGCCCCATTGCCGCTGCGCTCTGCAGTTCGGCAGAGGTCGACTTAACGGGCGTCAGCAGATCAGTAAACCAGCCCCACAGCGCCTGCACTTTGTCGCCAATCCACTGGAACACGGGCTTAAGCGGTTCGAACGCTGCACTGATGGGACCTGCCGCCGCTTTGAATCCTTCCACCACGCCACCGAGAAATGCGGTGATGGGTTGCCAGTATTTCCAGACAACCAGCGCCACGCCCGCCAGTGCAGTAACCACAAGACCTATCGGACTGAGCAGAGCACCTAACAGACCAGATATGGCATACAGGGCAACGCGCAGCATCGCCAGTGGACCAGATGCCAGTACTCGCAGCACCGTGCCTGCGGCGGCCAGTCCACCGCGCAGTGCCGCCAGAGGATTCATAAACATCACAGCAACAGCACGTAAACCGGATAATCCAGACCGCAAAAGTGCAACCGGCGCACCTGCTACAGTTTTCAGGACATTTCCCGTCAGTGATGCCGTGCGGCGCAAAGACGACAACGGCGCAGTAAGTAAACCTGCGGCGTTGCCCGATGAAGCAAGCCCGCGTCGCAGCAGTGCCAGTGGCGCGCCAGCCAGCCAGGACAACGCGCTGCTGGTTCGAGTTACTGCTGTCGTAACGGAAGATAACGTTTTGATACCCAACACAGAGAATCCCAGACGGATCACTGCCAGCGGCCCCAGCACTGCAGCCAGCGCCACCGCTAAGGTGCCGAGGCCGACGGTAACCGCAGCCACAACAGCCGATGCTTTCATCAGTGTGCCTGTCAGTTCCGGGTTAGCTTCCACCCAGCGACGCAACGCCCCCGTGACGCTTTTCACCGTGTACAGAATATCCATCAGCGGCTGGCGCAGCGTTTCGCCCAGGCTGCTGAAGGTGTTCTGCGCTCCGGTTTTGACCAGCAACCACTGCGCAGAAAGTGAATCCTTGTTAATGTCGGATTCTTTCTGCATGGAGCCGAGCGCATCATTGCCCGCTGTCAGTTTTAACTGACGCTGCAGTTCCGGCAGGTTGTTTGCCAGTTTCGCCGCGTCATCGCCAAACTCTTTACCAAACAACATAGTCATGGCAGACAGGCGCTTGTCCTGCGGCAGCGCGTTTACCTTCTCCAGCACGCGCTGGATGGTTCCCATCGCATCCTTCGTCATCTGCTTTTCAATCACTTCAGGATTGAGTTTCAGCAGATTCATCCCTTCAAAGAAACTCTTGCTTTGCATGGTGGCAATGGACAATTCACGCACCATCGCGTTTGCTGCACTGGCTGCAACCTCTGGCGCAGCGCCCAGTGTCAGGAAGGTGGAACCCAGCGCCGCCGCTTTACGATAATCCAGACGGTCAGCCACACCGCCCAGACGTTGCATCACATCAATGATGTCTGCCCCTTTCGACATGGCGTTATCATCCAGATAGTTCAGCGCATCACCGAGCTGTTCAATATTGCGGGTGGGGATTTTGTAGAGCTGGGCGATTTTCCCCAGACTTTCTGACAGTTCATCCGCTGGCAGCTCAAAGGCTGTTGCCGCCTTTGCTGCCGTACTGGCGAAGGCCAGCAGGTCACGTTTCTGATCTTCCCAGCTGTCGTCAGGGTTTGCGACGTTCATGCGCGCACCACCTTCAACCAGTGCAGCGAAGTCCACCGCACCGTTTTCCATTGGCAACTGTTCGCTGGCAGCCTTGATGGCATCCTGCATTTCATAAAAACGTGCAGTGCGGTTGCCATTATCGTCACGCAGACCATTGACCTGCTTTGCCACACCTTTCATGGCATCTTCCATGCTGGTATAGCTTTTTACTGCCGCCATCACTGGCGCACCCATTGCCAGCCCTGCAGCCGTGGTGGTGGCTCCGGCACCTGCAATACGATCACGCACCTCCAGCGAACGGGCATAACTGGCACGCGCTGCATTCATCCTGCGCTGAGCTTCCCCCAGTCGCTTCAGCCGCGCCTCCTGTTTCGAAAGTTCCTGGTTATAACGTGATGTTTCACGGGCTAAACGGGCAGTTGCTCCCGCATCGTCTTTCGCAGAAATTCCCGCCCGGTACAGTTCAGCACGCACAAGCGCCGTCTGCTGCTGCAGCTTTTTCTGGCGTTCTTCCAGGCGCTGAACAGCCAGCCGTTGACGGCCCAGAGCAACAACCTGACGTTGCGAAGGCGGCCCCATCGCTCCCAGTTCCTGACTGAGCAAATTTGCACGCTGGCGGGCATAGTTCAGCCTGTCGCCTAATTTCTGATTTTCTGCCTGCAGCTTTCGGAAGCTGTCCAGACTGCTCCCGGCCTGATCAAGCTGCTTTATTGCATCGCGGGATTTTTTGACAGCAGCAGCCAGTTCTCTTGAACTGGCCTGTGCAGATCGAAATGGGCGGGTGAGCTTGTCAACCGCATTAAGAATGACCTGCAGACGCAGGTTGTTATCACTCATCGTTGGCCCCGCTTCTCTGAATCGCTTTATACCGCCATTCCAGCACTTCGGTCAGCGGCATAACGTCAGTAACGGATGGCGGCCAGTGAAAAATGGTGGCGATATCTGCCACCAGATCGTCAACCGTCAGGCTGTCGGTAAACCGGCAAGCACCGACTTCTTCAACAAAAAAGTGACAACCTCAACCGACATGGCAGTGAGATCTGCCGGGTCCATCTCTGCAATTTCCTGTGCAGTCAGTGCCGGACTGGAGATGCGGGGGATCACGGTCATCATCGCGTTTACATCCATATCCATAATGGCCTGCAGGCGTGTACCGCGCAGCGCACCGGACTGCGGTTTACGCAGCACAATTTCGGTGATTTCTGTTTTACCGCGCTTGATGGGGGTATCCAGTTGAATGGTCTTTTCAGTCTGCTTATCGCTCATTTTGCTGTCCTGTCAATTGGGTTCTGGCGCGGTATCCCGCGCCGTTCAGATATATCAGAGGCCGAGGGCGTTGCGGTGCGCTTCCATCAGGTCCACACCGTCCACAATTTCCACCATGTTGATAAGGTCCACTTCATAGAGCACCTCACCATTGATGGTCAGCTTCGCGTAGCTGTTGGTACTGGTCACTTTGGTGGTGTTGCTTTCGCCCGTCTTCCACTCGCCGGAATCCACTTCTTTGTGACGTCCACGCACGACAAGCTCCACGGCCTGCACTTCCCCGGTATCGTCACGCTGAATAGAGCCGGTAAAGCGCAGCTGGATGCCATCCACCGTGGCTTTACCCATCTGTTTAAACAGCAGCAATTCAGTACCACCAATGGAAAATTCTGTGTCCAGCGCACTGTCATCAAGCCCCAGGTCCACATCCACCGCACCCGGCATTCCGCCGCCGCGATACTTCTCATATTTGCGGGTAAATTTCGGCAGCGTCAGCGACTCAACGATCCCCTGCCAGTTGTTCCCGTCGTTAAACAGGTTCAGGTGTTTTAATTTGCGTGGTAAAGCCATGTTGTCCCCTTACGCGCTGACCTGGCTGGCGAAATTCACCAGGTACTGATCGGTGATGCGCTGACGCAGCATCAGGTTTTCAAGTGGCGGCACTGGCGTGTAGTCGTAGTCGATGGTGAGTTTTCCGGCTTTCAGCGTGTCTTTGTCGTTCACCGACTCATCCAGCCAGCAATCACCACCAATGAGATAGCCCTGACTGACCAGGCTGCGCATTTTGGCGCGGATACCTTCGATAATGTCGCGGGCCAGCGACGGGTTAAGCGGTTTATCCACCGCCCACATGTGTGCTTCTGCCATCGTGTCCATCAGCACCTGCGCCGTGCGGGTGTAGTTTTCGAAGGCAAAGAGCGGGTCATCACTCAGGCAGCGGGAACCCCAGAAGCGGAAACCGTCTTTACGCACAAGCGTGGTGACGTCGTTCTGGTTCAGCAGACCTGCATCGGTTGCCGGGTCCTGCAGATCCCAGAACACATCTGCAGAAATTCCGGTGACACCGTTCACGCCCACGTTGGACAGGCTTTTGTGCCATCCGGTCTGCTCGTCAATTTTGGCGCGCAGACCAAGCGCACGGGCGGTGGTATATGCCGTTGCTTCGGCATTCAGCACCGTGTCCCAGCCAGTAAAGTCAGGCCAGATCAGCATCCCTTCGCGCTGGCTGAAGTTTTCGCGGTAAGTGATCGCCTCCTGCACTGTCTTGCAGCCATACGCTGACAGGTAAGCAAATCCACGCAGGCTTTGCGCCACGCTTAGCAACTCAGTAGCTACCGCCTTGGTGTCGTGGCCTGGCACGCCGAGAATGCGCGGTTTAACGCCGAGCTGTGACTGGGCAGATAACAGGGCTTTCATACCTGTTTTTTTACCTTCAGCAGTCACTGCGCCGATGATATTGGTCGTGGTTTCGTCTTCCGTTTCACCCTGCGGCACACGCACAACAATGGTCACGGGTTTTGCCTGGTCAGCGATGGCATCCAGCGAACGGGCCAGAGTACCTGACTCACCCGCTTTACCGCTGGCAGTCAGCACATCAGTGATCAGCACGGGTTTATTAAGAGGAAACATTTTTGCATCGGCATCATCGCCCGTGCAGACCATACCCACGATGGCGGTGCTCACCGTGGTAATGGATCGAGTGCCTTCGTTGACTTCAACAACGCGCACCCCGTGGTGGTAATCCTGAGCCATAGTGGCGAACCTCCTGATTGGATTAGGCTTCGCCCTATGTTGAAGTGATTGTGCCTGACAAACAGCTAAGCGCAGTTGTACCGTTATTCACACAAAATGACGGTATTTGTCTGCTTTCAGGGATAATCAAAATAAAGCTGATTCAGGGAGATTTATTGCTCTTATTTGCCGGAAATTTTCGATAAATGGTAGAAACGCCTACATCAAAAATCAGTGCAATACGCTGTCTTGATTCTCCGGCCTCGAGTAAACGCCCAATCTGTGCCCACTGTTCGCTGGTCAACTTAGGACGGCGTCCACCTACTCTGCCCTTAGCACGAGCTGCAGCCAGCCCCGCCCTGGTACGTTCAACTATCAGTTCGCGTTCCATTTCAGCCAGGGCACCCATGACATGAAAAAAGAAACGGCCCATTGGGGTGCTGGTATCAATACTGTCAGTCAGGCTTCGGAAATTCACGCCACGCTGGCGCAGCTCTTCTATCAGCGTAACAAGATGCCGCATACTGCGCCCCAGTCTGTCCAGCTTCCAGACAACCAGCGTGTCTCCTGCCGATAGTGTCCTGAGCAGCTTTTTCAGCCCCGGTCTGTCGGACTTGGTGCCACTGATTTTATCCTCAAAAATCCGCTCACATCCCGCACAGTTCAGTGCATTGCGTTGCAAATCGGTGTTCTGGTCATTTGTTGACACGCGTACATAGCCAATAAGCATGATCATCCCCCTGAATAAAAACCGGAGATGATGCCAGTTAGCCGTTATCTCTGCATTTTCATAAACGTTGGTTTGGGAGAAGCGGCGAAAAGGGATGTGGGCACAGGAGAAAATCAGATACCGGATATGTCATCCTGGAAAAGAAATCCGAGTTCTAATCGCTGGAGAAAATTGCCTGATGGAACCATCATTCAAATGGGAATATCAGCATCAGGGCCATTAGGCTCACCTGTAAATATCACCCTGCCGATATCTTTCAGCAATACCAATTATTGTGTTGTTGCATCGTACGATAATGCACGGTCAGGTGTGTCAACAATGGTTAGTTTTGCAGCATTACCTGTTTCACCATCGCAATTTTCCCTGATGTCATCTGTGACTGAGCAAGGAATAAATCCTTTTGCTTACTGGATTGCTTTTGGAGATTGATAAATGGACAGATACTTCTATTCACAAAAAGAAAATGGTTTTTTTACCGATTTAAATAAAGCACCTTCAGATGCTGTTGAGATAACCACGGATGAATGGCTGTCACTACTGGATGGTCAGGATAATGGCATGAAAATAGTCAGCAATCAGGAGGGATATCCGGTTTTGACAGAGCAACCACCTTTATCAAAAGAAAACCTTATTGCATTGGCAGAGTTGAAAAAAGGAAAACTTATTAATGAAGCCAACGAGCACATGAACAGCAGGCAATGGCCTGGTAAAGCGGCTATTGGTCGTCTGAAAGGTGAGGAACTGGCGCAATATAATTTGTGGCTGGATTATCTGGACGCACTGGAACTGGTTGATACCTCCAGTGCTCCAGATATTGAATGGCCTACGCCTCCGGCAGTTCAGGCCAGATGACATCCGGCGCGGTGCTGGTATCTGTTGCCGTCACCGCGTCAATGTAATCCAGCACGGCGTTAAGTCTGGTTGTTTCTGCCTGCGTCAGTTTACGTCCGGCCTGTAATTTCAGCTGAATCAGACTAATGGAAGCCATTGCTGCATCAATCAGTGACTGGCGCTGTGCTTCTGCCGCGTCTACTGCGGCACTATGCTGTGCCTCAGTATCTGTCACCCATTTCTCACCATCCCATTTATCGTATGGCGTTAACGGGACGATAGTGGTTGTATTTTCAGGGTAATCACCCGGAGCTGTGATTTCTTTTGATTCTCCCGTTTCGGTGTTATAGACAACTTCACCGCGATGGTCTGGCACATATTCCCATGAGTTAAAATCTGCAGAACGGCAGATTGCATAACCAGCTTTATGTGTAACTGGTGCATCTAAACAAGAACATGCCGGGATACCGACGCCAACCGCAAGATATTCAGTTGATGTGGAAATATATTCCCGCGTTTCACCATCATAATTATAAATGGTAATGTCTCCCGCTTTTATGGCAATGAGTTCGTTATTTAATACGGCTTTATTCATCAGGCAGCTCTCACGATATAATTAAAGGCAATGTTACGAGGACGGTTTTCGTTTGCAGTTGGAACAATTCTTGAAGCATCAAGGCCAATCACTTTTGGGTAAACAGCGCCATCTGTTCTTTCAGTCACCATACTTCTGATTAAGGAGAAATAACTATTGTTCGTTGAGGGATTCAAAGGCACCACTGCCCCCTTAAACGAGCCTACTGATTCCCATATTGAATAATTTTCGGTGTTTACAGTCTTGAACTCACCATAGATATTACGTATGGCATCGCCCTGAGCGGATAATATTGCCCTCCCCGTATCCATACCACGTCCGTCATCCCAGCCACGAATAAACTCACCACGTAAATCAGGCAATTTATTTGTCGGGTAAGCCTTTGCCAGTTCTGGGTATTCTTCAGCAGAAAAAGCTGCTCCGTTGCATTTTAGCCAGCCTGTTGGCGGAGTGGCTGAGGGCCACGGAACAGGTACGCCAACAGGCAATGCTGAGCCTTCTCCTAAACCAACGTTTATGAAAATGCAGAGATAACGGCTAACTGGCATCATCTCCGGTTTTTATTCAGGGGGATGATCATGCTTATTGGCTATGTACGCGTGTCAACAAATGACCAGAACACCGATTTGCAACGCAATGCACTGAACTGTGCGGGATGTGAGCGGATTTTTGAGGATAAAATCAGTGGCACCAAGTCCGACAGACCGGGGCTGAAAAAGCTGCTCAGGACACTATCGGCAGGAGACACGCTGGTTGTCTGGAAGCTGGACAGACTGGGGCGCAGTATGCGGCATCTTGTTACGCTGATAGAAGAGCTGCGCCAGCGTGGCGTGAATTTCCGAAGCCTGACTGACAGTATTGATACCAGCACCCCAATGGGCCGTTTCTTTTTTCATGTCATGGGTGCCCTGGCTGAAATGGAACGCGAACTGATAGTTGAACGTACCAGGGCGGGGCTGGCTGCAGCTCGTGCTAAGGGCAGAGTAGGTGGACGCCGTCCTAAGTTGACCAGCGAACAGTGGGCACAGATTGGGCGTTTACTCGAGGCCGGAGAATCAAGACAGCGTATTGCACTGATTTTTGATGTAGGCGTTTCTACCATTTATCGAAAATTTCCGGCAAATAAGAGCAATAAATCTCCCTGAATCAGCTTTATTTTGATTATCCCTGAAAGCAGACAAATACCGTCATTTTGTGTGAATAACGGTACAACTGCGCTTAGCTGTTTGTCAGGCACAATCACTTCAACATAGGGCGAAGCCTAATCCAATCAGGAGGTTCGCCACTATGGCTCAGGATTACCACCACGGGGTGCGCGTTGTTGAAGTCAACGAAGGCACTCGATCCATTACCACGGTGAGCACCGCCATCGTGGGTATGGTCTGCACGGGCGATGATGCCGATGCAANCGGAGCTGTGATTTCTTTTGATTCTCCCGTTTCGGTGTTATAGACAACTTCACCGCGATGGTCTGGCACATATTCCCATGAGTTAAAATCTGCAGAACGGCAGATTGCATAACCAGCTTTATGTGTAACTGGTGCATCTAAACAAGAACATGCCGGGATACCGACGCCAACCGCAAGATATTCAGTTGATGTGGAAATATATTCCCGCGTTTCACCATCATAATTATAAATGGTAATGTCTCCCGCTTTTATGGCAATGAGTTCGTTATTTAATACGGCTTTATTCATCAGGCAGCTCTCACGATATAATTAAAGGCAATGTTACGAGGACGGTTTTCGTTTGCAGTTGGAACAATTCTTGAAGCATCAAGGCCAATCACTTTTGGGTAAACAGCGCCATCTGTTCTTTCAGTCACCATACTTCTGATTAAGGAGAAATAACTATTGTTCGTTGAGGGATTCAAAGGCACCACTGCCCCCTTAAACGAGCCTACTGATTCCCATATTGAATAATTTTCGGTGTTTACAGTCTTGAACTCACCATAGATATTACGTATGGCATCGCCCTGAGCGGATAATATTGCCCTCCCCGTATCCATACCACGTCCGTCATCCCAGCCACGAATAAACTCACCACGTAAATCAGGCAATTTATTTGTCGGGTAAGCCTTTGCCAGTTCTGGGTATTCTTCAGCAGAAAAAGCTGCTCCGTTGCATTTTAGCCAGCCTGTTGGCGGAGTGGCTGAGGGCCACGGAACAGGTACGCCAACAGGCAATGCTGAGCCTTCTCCTAAACCAAGGTATGCGAGAAGACCAGCTACATCCTTTCCACTCAAATTAGTCAGCGTATTGTCCAGCGGTTGTTTACCTGCCAGTGCATTAAGCATTGTCGTGGCAAAGTTCGGGTCATTCCCCAGCGCCGCCGCCAGTTCGTTCAGTGTATCCAGTGCCGCAGGTGCAGAACCCACCATTGCCGCAATCGCCGATTTCACAAAAGCCGTAGTGGCAATCTGTGTATTGTTGACCGACTGCGCCGCCGTGGGGGCTGTTGGCGTTCCGGTGAGTGCCGGACTCAACAGCGGCGCTTTCAGTGCCAGCGCATTATTAATGGTGGTACTGAATTTCGGATCATTGTTAATGGCTACGGCTATTTCTTTCAGCGTGTCCAGCGTGGCTGGCGCACCATTAATAATAGCCGTCAGTGCAGCCTGAACAAACTCGGTGGTCGCAATCTGCGTGGTGTTATTCCCTGCTGCTGGCGTTGGCGCTTTGGGTGTCCCGGTAAACGTCGGACTTTCTTTGGGTGCATACTGTGAATGCGGGTCCGGTGCGGCAAGATGTTTTGCCATCTGATCATCCGCGTACACCTTCAGCTCCAGTGCCTTGTCATCCACATACTTGCGGGTTGCCAGCACTACAGCAGGGTCGATTTTCAGGGTGATATTGTCCGTGCTGCTGGTAATCAGCACCATGCGCACGGTCTGAGTGCGCCCGCTACCTTCAGCCAGTTGCGGCTTATAGCTTTCCGGGCAGTTGCCCACGGCAATCAATGCCCCGGACTCATCAAACAAGCCCACTTCACGTATCCACCAACCGCCCTCGTTTTCAGGGATCACCTGTTCGGCAATAATCTGACTGCTGTTCTGCGGGTCGATATAGAGCATATTCAGCGCAGCCCGGCGTTTCTCATTTACCAGTGCAGTCTGCTTTGAGTCTGGCGTTGGCAATACTCCGCCGCCATCGCCGACCGCCATATGGGTAATTTTTAGCGGCACACCGAGCGCGGCGGCGCTGGCAAGTTTCGCCGCGCCAATATCCGTCAGCAGGGTATAAAATTTTGTGCTCATGGATTCACTCTCATTGTGTCAATAACATGGACCGCCCCGCCTTCATGCGCGGTGCCGCCAGAAATAATTGTTTCGTTGATATACGGATAGATCGTGATTTCTTCGCCAAGATAGCTGGCGGCCCCCACCCAATGCGGACCGCTGGTCTGCAGATTGATGGACATGCCGATCATGTGACGGCTACATGGTTTGGCATCGCTTATCAGCCGCTCAAGTTCCAGATAGGTATCTTCAGTGATGCCCTGGTCCTGCACGCCGATATCCAGGCGAAACGTGCCCGGTGTTTCTCCGGTCTGCCACCACTCAATAATGCGGATCAGGAATCCGAACGGTTCCACCACCCGCCGCACGGCACTGGTAGTTCCTTTATGCTGATGAATATAAAAAGCATCCTTCACTACCTGGCGTTTGACGCTTTCTGTCCAGCCCTCGTCCCAGCGATCCACAGAGAACGCCCAGGCGAGATAAGGCAGGAAGCTGACCGGACAGGTAGCCGGATTCCACAAGTCACGCAGCGGCACCTGCAGATCAGAAATCCCGCTACAGGTTTGCGCCAGTCGGCGCTCCAGTGAAGTTGAACCCGGTGGCAGCAGACTATTCATCCGTTCCTCCGTTGGTTACGCTCCACTGCGTACATGATGCCGCCTGTGTTTTGTTCAGGACCACATCCGCCAGCGGAGAAGCCAGTTCCACACGTTGAACACCCTCAACATGCAGAGCAGCAAAGATGGCGCTACGGCGAATATCCCGACCAAGCCTCGTCTGGCTGGCAATGTACTTCTGCAGACTGGCTTTTGCCGCTGCCATTACCGGCTCTGCTTCCGGTCCCGGATAGAGAAAAATGGTGGCTTCCACGCGATACGGGATGATTTCTGCGCTGCGAACCGTAAGACGGTCAGCCACCGGGCGGACGTTCTCACTGTTCAGAGCTTTTTCCACCACGTCCAGCAGGTCTTTTTCTGCAGTTCCATCGCCTTCGCGGCTAAGGACAGTCAGCACCACCTCTGCAGGTGCCGGGCTGGTTGCACTGGCATCCGCTACCCGACCGTCGGCGCTTCGGGCATGAAATTCATAAGCTGCAGTTGGCCCCGCAACAGAAAGCCCTTCAAAGGCTGCAGGCACACGCAGGCGTAACGCTTCATCGCTTTCCATCACAGCTGCAACGGGCGGCACAGCATCATTATCAGCAGGCGTCACCGTCAGGCGTGTCACGTTGTAGTTGGCAGCGAGCTGGTCAAGATCGCCGCCCATCGCGTAAGCCACCATCACCGCCTGCGCGGCTTCGTTAATGCGCTGGCGCAGAAGCAACTCACGGTAAGCGTTCTCCTGCAACAATTTAGTGACGGGTTCAGATTCCAGTTCCAGCGTGCGGATCACGGCTTCCTGCTCATCTTTCGGATGAAGTGCAACAAATTGGGCCTTGCGTTCGGCAAGCAGCGTCTCAAAGTCCGGCACATCCACAATCTGCGGTGCAGGCAACTGCGAAAGGTCAATCACTGCCATTCTCTGCTCCTGTTGATACGGAAAGGGACACAGGCACACCGTTATTCCGCCGCCCGTTCAGCGCCACCACCATTGAACCGTCAAAATTGCTGTTAATGGTGATGGAATCCAGCGTCAGCCGTGGCTCCCAGCGACTCAGCGCCACATACACTGCCGACATGACCTGCAGGCGTAACGCCGGATTTTGTGGCTGGTCTATCAGTGCCGACAGCAGGGAACCATATTCACGGCGAGCAATGCGGCTACCCTGCGGCGTCAGCAGAATGTCCCGCACCGACTGGCGCAGATGGTCAATATCAGTAATGGCTTTGCCGCTGGTATTGTTCATCCCACTATAAAGCGTCATACCGGGCCTCCGGTTGTATCGCCGCCTTTCAGGACGCCAGTATGCTGATGCGCATCAACCACGATCCCGTTAGAACTCATCGCTCCGCCGCCCTGGGTAACTCCACCATTGATCACCACTTCGCTGTTAATGCGCGTGCGGTCAGCCTCCAGTACAAACTCACTGGTTTTCAGGGTGATGTTGTCAGCGGCCTCAATGACCATTGATTTGATGCCCCTGACATACCAGCGCCCGGTGGCGGGTTCGTATTCAAACCAGCCACCGTCAGGATGTTCTGTCACGCAGGCGTCCGCCGACGTCGACGGTGGTGCGAACTGATTCGAATAGACAGCGGGCAGCGCAAAGGCGGTCTCCAGATTGCCGCCCAGACTCAGCAGCACCACCTGCTCACCTTCCGATGGTTTCCACCATGTGCGGGCATTACCCGCGCGCAGCGTCAGCCAGTTAATCCAGTTGGTTTCAAGGTCGCCCGTTTTCACCCGACAAAGCCAGTTTTCCCGGTCCACTTCGGTGACTACCCCAGTGCGGATCAGGTTGGTGATAAGGCGCATGATTTCGGTTAATTGTGCGTTCATAGGGAAAGGTTGCCATCAGGGGAAGAAAGGCGGCAGTGCTGCAACTTGTATCAGTGCTGATACAAAGATCACCCCGCCAGCCATTGCAGAATCATGTCGCGGGTCATTGCCTCAACATCATCATTTACACCCAGCAGGCGGCGCTCTGCGTAACGGACCTCCGGTCCTTTGCGACTGACGCGATCACGCAGGCCGTAATGGTGAACACGGGCAATACGCTGCACCTTGCCTTCAAACTGTACGCTGGCAGAGTCGGCGCTGGCGGCAGTTTTCAGGTATTTTGTGGTGCGCAGCTTTGCAAACATCTGACGTTTGATGCGCCCCTTCTTGCTGCGTACTGTTACCCTGCGCGGTTCATAACTGCTGCCATCAGGATTGCGCTGCATCCTGATATTCAGCTGCTGTGTCCGGCGCAGTTCCTGCGCCAGCTGGCGCATCATGCGGCTTCTGGCGGCTGGTTCCAGATTCGCCAGCAAGGCACTCAACCAGTCGTCCACCTTCTGCAATTCAGCCACGTTTCACCGTCCACATTTCTTCAGGTTCATCAGGTTCCGCTACCGCTTCAACGTTCGACACACTGCCGTCAGTGCTGACCAGCACACGCTCTGTCAGTTGCAGGTTAAGGCTGATATCACAGACATCGTTGCGCAGAATATCCACCTCAAAGGTGAATAACTTTTCCCGTAACTCCGGGTTATTGATGGCATCGGGCTGGTTATCCCGCAACCACAGCAAAACCGGGGCCATCAGCAGATTCTGGTCGCCGCTGAAATCCTCAATCACTGCGTTCAGGGTGTAACGGTACTCCCATGACATGGAGCTGGCCCCCGTGGCAACCAGCGAACCGTTATCCACAAACAGATGCAGTTTGTCCGGGTTATTGCGGACATAAGGCACCGCTTTATTGAGGGCGTGGCGCAGGGATTGTGGTTTGTTCACTGTTTCGCTCCTGACACGCAATAATCATGTCCACTTTGTCTGCACAGACCGCCCAGGCGGCCTCCGTTTCATCCAGCAATGCGTTCAGATCACCGTTAGTGCGCGGCGCTGTCTGATCCAGCCGACACGGCGTCACTCGCGGACAACCACTGACGGTAAGCTGCACCTCCGGTGAGTGCCGGACGTTCCCGCAGCCGGATAATGTCAGCAGGCAAAGGAGTATCAGCCCAGCGGCGTAAATCCTCGTTCTCACGTTTCAGTTCCTCGATCCGGCGTTGTCGTTGTCTCAGCTGTGCGCTGGTCTGTTCTGCTTCGGCATAGAGCCGCGCCTGCTCCCGGTTATTGGTTTCAGTCAGAATGGACAGGCTGATAAGCTGGCTGTTGCTCTTTGCCAGTGCCTGGCTTTTGCTCTGCAGCTCGTCTGCCTGCGTGCTGATGGTCTGGCTGGCATCAGCCAGCCGCCACGTCTGCCAGCCCAGCGCCGCCAGTAATAACGCCAGCACAACCAGCAGCAACCGGTTCATGCTGCTACCTGTTGCGCCATCTGATTACGGGTGATCCAGAAGGCAATAACGGTCAGTAGATAAAAGACCAGGGTAATAGCCCACCCCGTCCAGGCGAGACTTACAACAATCAGCAATCGCATCACCCAACTGGTAAATACGTTTTCTTTTCGGGTAATTGTCTTCAGCAAAGATGCCCTTAACTCCTGCCAGAGCGGGCCATTCTTAATTAACGCAGCCAGTGCTACCGGAATTACCGCCCATGTCAGCAAACAGGCTACCCAAACGCCGGACGCTGCCAGTACCGGAAAAATCCCCTGCGGATACACTATTGCTGCGATTAACAGCGCCATCCATAACATCAGAAACAGTCCGCTGATTAATTTCTTTTTCATTTCAGTTTGCTCCCTGTAAGCACCAGGCCATCTCCCGCGCACGGCGGTTATCCAGCCCCTGATTAAAAACACCTTTCACATAAACCCAGCGCGGCAACTGTCGGCACGCATCTGCCCAGCGCCGCTGATTGAGTAATTTCACCAGCGTGGAACTGCAGGCATTGCCCGTTCCCACGTTGAAGGCAAACGACACCGCAGCGTCATACACCTTCTGCGGCGGCTGTTGCTTCACACACCTTTCCAGCGCCCGCTCCACACGCAGCACGTTGGAGATCAGCCCTTCTGCTGCCTGTCGCTCCGTAATGGTTTTGCCGGGAATGACGCCTGACGTATTACCAATGCCGTCGGTCCAGACACCCGCGCTGCACTGATACGGCTGCAGACGACAACCTTCGTAATCGGCAATCAGTTTCAGCCCCTCCACGGAGGTGTGAAGCTGCTGAAAACCCGGCAGCGTGGCAGCAATAGCCAGCACGGCCCCGACAAGGCAGCGTTTAACGATTGATGGATTCATAGTCCTCCCGCGAGATCTGCCCGTCGCGCAGAAGCTGGTAGGCTTTGTGTTTGTAGTACCAGTTGATAGCCAGCATCAGCACACCAATCATCAGGCCGCCCAGCGTTGAGGCATCCTTGATGGACAAATCGCCCAGCCAGGCCAGCACGACGGCGATGCAATACGTGATAAAGGCGCTGATTCGCTCAAGCGTCATAATTCAGTCCCATAGCTGGACGGTCTGCACGGTGGTGGTGGTCGGAATGTCCGGCAGCTCCACCTGCAGCCCGTGAGGTAAAAAGGGGCCGTATTCGGCAAGCCCCGGATTTGCCTTCAGTACCTGCTCCGTGACACCCTGCGTGCGCCCGTAATGACGCCAGCAAAGCGCGTCCACCGTGTCATACTGATGCGCACGCACTTTCATCAGATAAGCTCCACTGTGCAGTGCGGCGCATCCTGCACCCGGCTGATGGCCCAGCGGGCGTCACGCCACAAATCACCGCTGGCTTCTGCCAGTTCTTCGCCCCGCTTCACACCGGATGCCGTGGCGTCATAGTCCTGGTATCGTTCGTTGAGCATGGCGCGTGCCCAGCAGTAAACCGCGTTGAAATAGTGCTGAATGCGCTCACTTTTGCCGTCCAGCTGCTCCGCCGGAACCTCAGCCAGCGAGGCATATCCCAGCATCTGCTGGCGTCTGCGAAACTCATACAGCTCTGCGTTGACCTCTGAAATTGCCGACAGCGCAACCTGCTTTAAACGCGGCTGCGTCACCGTGCCGTCAGTGCGCATGACACTGCGAAACTCCGACAGGTCCACATCAGGCCAGAACGGCGTGTTTCTGATGATTTCCGCTTGTTCCGGTGCCTGTTCTGGCGCAACAAACTTCATGCTGCTTTCTCCTGAAATAAAGGGCGGTGGACGGGGTTTTGATGTGGCAGTGCCTTTCGCCACCCCGTGCCGCCCGTGCGCGGGGGCACGTTCTGTCAGCGGCTGTCATTGCGCAGTCTGCGCTCCAGCTGCTGTTTGTCTTTTTTCACGCCACAGCGGGGATCGAGCTGTAACGCATGGTTGAGATGATTAAGGGCGGAAGCCGGATTTCTTTCACTCAGGACAGCGCCAATCGCTTTATGCAGACGTGCCCGTGACTGGTCCGGCATATCCAGACCGTCTGTCAGCTCCAGCGTCTGCAGCAACAGATCAGCATCAAAGCCGGTGGCGGCAAGCATTGCGCTCTGCGCCGCGTCTGCCATTTCCTCAGCCAGCACGGTCTGCACGTTGCGGTTACCCAACGGCATCACCCAGCCATGACGCAGGGCGTGACGCCCGATCTCCAGCGCCCCGGCATAATCTCCGGCATCAATGCGCCACAGCATCACGTACATCAGCACGTCATCCTGTTGAGCGCCTCCGCCAGCCAGGACACCCTCTGCCCAGGCGGCGTATTTCGGCAGCAGTTCCACCTTGATTTCCGCTTTTTTGACCGTGGACTGAACGCCCTTGAGACGGCGGCGGTCTTCCGCCAGTTGCAGCAGCATCAGGTCATAGCCCGACGCGTGGCGAACGCTGCCGCCTTCACGGGCGGCCTGTTCAGCCTGAACGCGCAGGCGATGCTGCCGTGCGGGACTCAGGCTCATGGGTTACGCTCCGACTTCTGCTGCGGCGGCGCTGAAATCGCCAATCTGGATGTTTTCCACCAGTGCAGCGCAGCGGTAGTCCTCAACCACATAGGCTTCGTTAACAGATTCAAAGTTTTCAATCCGGTCACGTTTCGGGTTGTCGATAACTGAACGGCGGCGGGTGTCTTCCTGCCAGTAGATGGACAAGTTATCCCGACGGGTGATCAGCAGCGCATTCGGCGGGAAGAACGGCGCACGCACGGCCTGCAGACCGCCCATGCGTTTCTGACTGATGATCATATCGGCAGCCAGTTTTTCACTGTTTTCCTGCTCTTTGTTGACCAGCGGGAAATACTTGTCAGACAGCAGTTCACGACCGCAAATCACCACCAGATCGTCATCGTCCTGGTAGACCACATCGATAAGCTCATTGACGGCATCCATCACTACGGCGTCCAGGTTGGCATATTCGCCACCTTTCCCGACTTTCACCGCGCCCGGAGTGGTTTCATCGCCCGTGGTGGTGCTGCCCATGACGTGATCCGGTGCATCCTCACGGATTTTCTGCAGCCAGCCTTTGTTTACATCCTGCAGCAGCGGGTTTTCACTACGGTTGGAGGTTTTCGCACGCTTCACGCCGTTAAAGCCGATCATGATGCGGTCCAGTGCCTGACGTTTCACGATGGCGTCACGGATGCGCACCTGGAAATCCTGAAACTTCGCCCACAGGTCCAGCTTCGCGTAGGTCAGCACCGTGTCAAAGTTGGTCTGCTCGCATTTATATTCCACATCAACCATCAGCGTCGGATCGACAGGCTCACGCTCTTTCGCGGTGGTGTCAGTGGTTCCGGCAATGGTGCTGCCAACACCCAGCCCCAGCAACTGACCAGACTGCTCAGTCACTGGCGTGACGTTAATCAGCGTCAGGAAAGCGGCGGACTGCTGGATCTGGTCTTCCAGCGTCTGCTGTACAGACGGCTCTACAGTGAACTTGCTGGACAGTTCTTCAACTGCTACACCGTTCAGACGCGCCAGCTGCTGCAGGTAAGCGTTAAAAGCAAAGCGGGTATTCTTCTTCATCGGGTTTTGTGCTCCATCAGCAATTGGTCAGAGTGTCAGCGGGGGCGTTACCGCCTGTTGCACGCTGGCGGTAGTCCTGGCGGCTGTCTTCATGACTCAGCTTATTCACCAGTTCATTAAAGGCGGTTTGCTGCTTCTGCAGAGCAGACTCCAGTTCAGACAGGCGTTCTTCCTGCTCAGACAGAGATTTTTCGGTTCGCGCGCTCAGGTTTTGCTGCTCAGTGGCGACCAGCTCCACGGCCTTATGCACATCAGAGAACCGGGCGTCATCGGACTGCTCTTTTTTGGTGAACAGCGCCGTGACGCGGGAAAACAGGGACGGTTTGTCATCCTGGATTTCTTCCAGTTCGATCACCGTTTCCTCTGCAGCGGTAAAAAGATTGGCGGGATTCTGCTTGCGGTTTGCCAGCGGGTTATGGGCTGTACTGGCGCTGAATGTCAGCATTTCCGTACCCAGACTGGCTGGATCATCAGTGGCGGCCAGGCCAACCAGGTAGGCTTTACCCGTATCAGCAAACTTCGGGCTGACTTCCATAGAGGTGAATAATTTCTGGCCTTTTTTCACCAGCTCCACCAGGGATTCCGTTGGCTCAACGTCGGCATACAGCGCCATCTTGCCCGCCAGCGGACCTTCCGTGATTTCTTCAGCAAACAGCGCAGTCACCTTGCCGTAGCGGTTAAAGGTGCTGTCCGGCAGATAAGACTTGATGTGCTCAAGGTTAATCAGAGCGGTATACACCGCCGGGTTGTAGCTGGCTGCCATCTGTTCCAGCCATTCACGCTGGATTTCGCGTCCGTCGGTGGTGGCACCTTCCACCCCGATGCGAAAACGCTTTGCTTTCACTGTCATGAGCCGTGCTCCGTTAGAAAAAACTTACTGGAGCCTTATGGTTGCGGTGATGGGGGCAGTGAAACAATGCGCGGTATTTGTACCGACAACCACACAAACCGCAGGCGGGGAAAGCCTTCATTCAAGGCTGTAGGTTTGTGCCATGAACACCACACTGACACCCGCAGATCTCGATCCCCGTCGGCAGGCCATGCTGCTGTACTTTCAGGGATACCGCGTAGCCCGCATTGCTGAAATGCTGGGCGAGAAAGTTGCAACCGTTCACAGCTGGAAAAAACGCGACAAGTGGGGTGACTATGGGCCGCTGGATCAGATGCAGCTCACCACTGCCGCACGCTACTGCCAGCTCATTATGAAGGAGCACAAAGAAGGGAAAGATTTCAAAGAGATTGACCTGCTGGCGCGCCAGTCGGAGCGCCATGCGCGGATCGGCAAGTTTAACAATGGCGGCAACGAAGCCGACTTAAACCCTAACGTCGCCAACCGCAACAAAGGCCCGCGCCGTCAGCCGGAAAAGAACGTTTTCACCGATGAACAGATTGAGAAGCTGGAAGAAATCTTCCATTCCTCCATGTTCAACTACCAGCGCCACTGGTGGGAAGCCGGAAAAACCAACCGCATCCGCAACCTGCTGAAGTCACGCCAGATCGGCGCGACCTTCTATTTTGCCCGTGAAGCCCTGATTGACGCCCTGCTAACCGGGCGTAACCAGATTTTCCTTTCCGCCAGCAAGGCTCAGGCCCACGTCTTTAAGCAGTACATCATCGACTTCGCCAAAGAAGTGGAGGTGGAGCTGAAAGGCGATCCGATGGTGCTTCCTAACGGGGCCACGCTGTACTTCCTCGGCACCAATGCCCGCACGGCCCAGAGTTACCACGGCAACCTGTATCTGGATGAATATTTCTGGATACCGAAATTCCAGGAGCTGCGCAAAGTGGCTTCCGGTATGGCTATTCACAAAAAATGGCGACAAACCTATTTTTCCACGCCATCCAGCCTGACACACAGTGCTTATCCGTTCTGGTCCGGTGCGCTGTTCAACCGAGGGCGCAACAAAGCCGATAAGGTGGACATCGACCTGTCCCACAGCAATCTGGCCCCCGGCCTGCTGTGCGCAGACGGGCAATACCGCCAGATAGTCACCGTGGAAGATGCGGTGCGCGGCGGCTGTAACCTGTTCGACCTCGACCAGTTGCGCATGGAGTACAGCCCGGACGAATACCAGAACCTGCTGATGTGTGAGTTCGTGGACGATCTCGCGTCCGTGTTCCCGCTCAGCGAGCTGCAGGCGTGTATGGTGGACAGTTGGGAAGTCTGGACCGACTTTCATGCACTGGCCCTGCGCCCGTTTGGCTGGCGCGAGGTGTGGATCGGTTATGACCCGGCAAAAGGTACGCAGAACGGCGACAGCGCCGGATGCGTGGTGATGGCACCGCCAGCCGTGCCAGGCGGTAAGTTTCGCATTCTTGAGCGTCACCAGTGGCGCGGGATGGACTTCCGCGCCCAGGCTGACGCCATCAAAAAACTGACCGAACAGTACAACGTGACCTATATCGGCATCGACTCAACAGGTGTCGGTCACGGGGTTTACGAGAACGTGAAAGCGTTCTTTCCTGCCGTCCGGGAGTTTGTCTACAACCCCAACGTTAAAAACGCCCTGGTACTCAAAGCCTACGACATTATCAGTCACCGTCGTCTGGAGTTTGACGCCGGACACACCGACATAGCGCAGTCATTTATGGCAATCCGTCGCGCCACCACCGCCAGTGGCAACCGCCCGACCTATGAAGCCAGCCGCAGCGAAGAAGCCAGCCACGCCGATCTGGCCTGGGCAACGATGCACGCACTGTTTAACGAACCGCTGCAGGGCGAGTCCGCCAATACCAGCAATATTGTGGAGATTTTTTGATGGGAAAGAGTAAGAAAAACCGCGCTGCGGCGACGAATCAGCTCAAGCATAAAAGCCAGACTTCAGCCGAAGCATTCAGCTTCGGTGATCCCGTTCCTGTACTTGACCGCCGCGAACTGCTGGACTATGTGGAATGCGTACAGACAGATCGCTGGTATGAGCCTCCTGTCAGCTTTGACGGACTGGCGCGCACCTTCCGCGCTGCCGTGCATCACAGTTCACCAATTGCGGTGAAATGCAACATTCTGACCAGCACCTACATCCCTCACCCGCTGCTCAGCCAGCAGGCTTTTTCGCGTTTTGTACAGGACTATCTGGTTTTTGGTAACGCCTACCTGGAAAAACGCACGAACCGCTTCGGAGAGGTCATCGCTCTTGAGCCTGCGCTGGCAAAATACACCCGACGCGGGTTAGACCTGGATACCTACTGGTTTGTGCAATATGGTATGACAACCCAGCCGTATCAGTTCACGAAAGGCAGCATCTTTCATCTGTTGGAACCGGACATCAACCAGGAGATCTACGGCCTGCCCGGTTATCTTTCTGCCATTCCGTCCGCTCTGCTCAACGAGTCCGCCACGCTGTTCCGCCGGAAGTATTACATTAACGGTAGTCATGCAGGCTTCATCATGTACATGACCGATGCCGCGCAAAACCAGGAGGATGTGAACAACCTCCGCAACGCAATGAAAAGCGCCAAAGGTCCAGGCAACTTCCGCAACTTGTTTATGTACTCGCCTAACGGTAAAAAAGACGGGCTTCAGATCATCCCATTGTCAGAAGTCGCGGCGAAGGATGAATTTCTTAACATCAAGAACGTGAGTCGGGATGACATGATGGCAGCGCATCGCGTGCCGCCGCAAATGATGGGGATTATGCCTAATAATGTCGGGGGGTTTGGGGATGTGGAAAAAGCCGCTCGCGTTTTTGTACGTAACGAACTGCAGCCATTGCAGAAACGTATGTGCGAACTGAACGAATGGATTGAGGAAAAAGTAATAAATTTTGAAGCGTATCAGCTCTCAATTGAGCAATAACTCTCAAATAGCTGAATAAGCCCGCAAAAGCTAACCTATAGATCAGGGTCTATAGGTTTATGATGTAATGATACAGGATAATGCACAACTTGATAATCCAGCTTACTTACAGTATGAAGGTGCTGACTATAAAAAACCAAGGGGTTTTTTGGGCAATCAATAATATTAACGGATTTACAAGCATGAATCCTAGGTGCATTCTTTGATAAGAATGTTTTCCATGAATCCATCATGTCAGAACAGGAAGCGTTTTTCGTATAAATAATTAAACCACCCGAAGAGCTATTTATAGTCCCAGTACTATACCGCTCGGTAAGTTGTGCATAACCTTTAAAAAGATATAAATATGAAGAATGTTTTTTAGCTTCCCCATGCCAGATATAATCTGCAAGGGTAATAGATATATCACAATGTCCTCTCTGGTTCTTCTCGTGACTGGCTTCGAGCCCCAGATATCTATTTTCAATATACGAAAGCAAATATAGAGTTAACTGATCTTCAGAGAGATCAAAGTTAATTTTATTGCCATTTTGCTCTAATTTACTTACAGCGTAATCCAGCTCCTTTCGAACAAGACTGTTGAAATTAGAATAGGACTCCAACGCAAATTGAATCCTTTGAATGGCAAAGTGAACCTTCTGCAAATGAAAGTTTTTCTCCAAATCATCCAGACTTGTAAGCATTAGTACGCCCCTTCCTTTGTGAAATTAATAACTGTAAAGAAAGGAAATACATATTTTTTGTAGTCTGGCACAATCTCACCAGTATATGGATGCTCTAAACCTTGATTATCTTCAGCATCAATCACGTCCGCAATGCTTATATTAACTGGATCGAAACCATCGTCTATAAATTGATAGTTTAATTTCAAAAAATTAACTTTTGGATTACACAAAACTTGGATAGCCAAGTAAATATCATGCTCATCCACTTTAGCGCCCCCCTTATTCGAAATCGCTATATCAAATAAAAGGTTATAACTAATGAATATATTAGGAGAGCGAGCTGCTAACTTTGCAAGTTTTTCATAAAACATGCACGCCAAAACTCCCACTTCTGGGCGTTCTGAGCATATGTCTTGTATAGTCTTTGCCAAGTTAGCATCCTTCATTTTTGTCTCCAGCTATAGTATCAGCTTCGTAAGCGTTTCGAAATCATCACGAGAGATACATTTACTAAGTATAGCAAAATTCACTGGTGAACCAGAGCTTCCACTAAGGTACCGTCTTAGCGTTCCTGGTATAGTAAGTTCTACATTGTCCGCTAACTGTAGTAAAGGATTTGTTCGCTCAACCCTGATGCCTATCCTATAAAGTCCGATATTGCCTACGGCTTTAATACCTTCTTGATTGAAGATATCTTGTCTCAAATCTTTAGTGGAGTCAGTTTTCCTTTCCTTATGTGTTGTCCCTTCAGGGGTAAGGAATGAAAGCTCAAAAACTTTATAATTAAGAGTTGAGTATGGTTTTTGATCTTGCTTAAAGATTGGTTCAATCAAGGGAAAGAAATCTCTTTCTTTTGATGCAAACTCAGCACCTATAATATTATAAAGTTCTCTTACTACAGTACTCTTTGCAAACAAGACGCTCTCACCTATTGTATTAATACCTGCATCTATCAAAATAGAGATAGTAGAGTTGGTCTTATTAAAAATGCACACATCAAAACATTGATGCTTTTCTTTTTTAGTAGCAATGATCTCTTCGTAGCCACTGTACTGCGGTAAACTTTTAGGCGAAATCCGCTCTCTAATTTTTTGCTCTCTAACGGAACTAAATAGAGCTAAAGCCTGATTATTGCTCTCAGAATAATGAACTAAGTTTATTTTATTCTTCCCCGACGCATTAATTTCCTGCTCAGAAAGGATTACATCTGAGGCGACAGAAGGCTGTTCAGATAAATCCCACTTTAATTTCATAGCCTTTGTTAGCGAGGAAATTATTTGGTTGTCTACTGATAAACAAAAAAAAGCTTTATCACCGTAGACCAATTGACCAAATATTAAATTATTTACAGACCTTATGATATCATTAAATTTATTTAAATTCTTTTCCTTTAATTCTGTTAATTCTTCCAGTATTTTTCCATGAGTAGCATCTCTACCTTTACCACGAGCTAATCCAAGAGCTGAAATAACAGGTTTTGCCACGTTCCATGGAAATCTCGTGATTAGTGTCAAAATGGATTTCATTTCTGCTTCACTAAGTACTACTGGGACATTTCCTGTCATCTTAATTACCTGTTGAAATTGCAACACAAGGTCGTCTTCGGGAGATCAATGGGAGTATTCCAATAACTTACCCAGGTATAGGAGTGCTTTCAAGTCTAAGACTATCTTCTGTCTAACAGCGCATGTTTTCATCTAAGCGCGCGCTCGTATCCCCGCCACGCCTGCCCGCTTTATGTAGTGGTTTTCATGCACCTGCATGACATGAGTAAAAGCCCGCCGGTTCTGGCAGGTCTCTGCAAAAACGAGCCTCAATTGATCATGCGATTTCATGCAGCATAGTCATGCACAGCCAAGGGAAGCGTAAATCCGTATCAGAATGACCGCTGAAAAGCGAATCATAAGGGTTTACAAAGATGAAACTCCGCTGTGAGCGAAAAGCGGACGTTGGAAGTTTAAAACTCGCGAACTACTCAGCGTCCATTGATGCGTATTGTGTAACGTGATTAACCACAGATGATATTGAAACGTTCTCCGGAAATCTTGACCATAATGTCAGACAGTTTGCTGACGGCATGGGCTTCAGATGATCCCAGAGCGTCAGGCTGAACAGCTATTACCGAAGCTCCACTTGCCAGCCCTGCTTTTATACCCGCAGATGCATCCTCAAATACCACGCATTCACCAGGCTCAAGGCCCAAAGCCAAAGCTGCTTTGATGTAACCCTCGGGACTTGGTTTTCCCGTCATTACATCTTCTGCACACACCATTACTATGGGTAAGGGGAGATTAGCCGCTTTCATCCTGTTTTCGGCAAGCATTCTGCCTGCAGAAGTGACAAGTGCCCAGCTATCCGGTGGCAGTTTTGATAAGAGTGCAGCGGCCCCTTTTACTTCAGTAACGCCTTCTGTCGTGTTGATTTCAACCTCTTCGAGTGAGGCCGCGATTTTATTGGTTTTCTCACCTGCACCAATAAAATGCGTTAGTGTATCAATCGTTTGCCGCCCGTGTGCGTAAGCAATCACAGCCTGAGAATCAAGACCGTATTCTGCACAAAAATCTCTCCAGACGCTTTCCACTACGGCTGTTGAATCAACCAGCGTACCGTCCATATCGAATAAAAAACCCTTAGCGTTGAATATCATTGCCATTCCTTAATGGTTGCAGAAGAAAGTTAATCAAACCATGTTTTTTCATCACCTTTCGCTACTCTCAGGCTGACAGCAATCTGCTCAGGCACAATTCTTGAAAGCGACAATTCAGGCAGGTCGTTGACATCAAAAAAATCAGCATCGAGTGACTCATGGCTGATTGACAGGCTGCCACCTACTTCTTCACAGAGAAAAATCAGCTTGTAAACATGCCAGGGTAAAGGCGGATGGCCGTGAAGATTACGATCCCAAACTCCCAATAGTTTAGTCACTCTGACTTTTAATCCGGTTTCTTCTTCGACCTCTCGACGCACAGCTTCAGAAGGTGTATCTCCAACATCTGCCCATCCGCCAGGAAGACTCCATAATCCATCTGCAGCCTCTTTCACCATCAGAATACGATTATTACGCAGGATAAACGCACGCACATCTGTTTTGGGCGTCGCGTAACCCGTTTCCGATACATGAAACAAATCATTGCGGCTAATATCAAACTGCGAACTCAGCAGTCCAGCGGCAATTTCACGCAAGGCTTCATAGCGTTCCTTGTCAAAGACGTCTTTTGAATAGGTCAGGCCTGACTGCGCGAGGGCCTTTAGTCTCTGGGCAACAAAAATAAGCTTTTCTTGGGTCAACACTTCAGACATGTTTTTCATCTTCATTTATGTATTCAGAGTTCCTGTTAAGGATACTGCTCAATTCAATGAAGAATAACAAATGCATCTGGCACCTGCTATGTCCGCTTCTGGCACAAAGCGGACGATCATTTATCAAAATGACCGCCCACCTTATTTCACTCGTTGTCCAAACTAACCTCCATCAGAATAAATTCTCTTGGGGCAACGTTTCTTAATGCAGCCAGCTGTCGTCTTCCCACACCTTCTGCATAATTTTCATCACTTGTTTTCTTTCTTCGTCCAGTTGCAGTCCTGTCAGTTCCACACCGTTAGAGCTACCTTTGCGGATGCGAATTACCGTTTTGGGATACAGGGGGCGCAGATTGCGGTAAAGCTCGGATTCAAGGGCGTCCAGGATAGACTGGCTAATCTTCTGCTCTTTATCGATCATTATTTCAATGCGCATAAAAGTCACCTCAGCTGATGACATCCATTGAGCGGTTGTATTCGTGGGTTCTGATTTTTGCCATGAGTTCATCTGTTAGTTCAGAAACCCACTGCAGAGCCAGCCCCTTCTCTTCATCACTACACTCACTAGCCGCTACAAGCTTAAGAAAAAAATCAATGCGCTGGAGCTTCAAAGACTCCAAAAAATAGTCCTGCATCTTTCCTCCTATGACACCACAAGAAATACTGTATGTATAACCACTGTTTATATTTACAGTATATAATAATCTTACTGATGTAAAACGTTTTTTTACGTTCATCAGCCTGATATGCCTGGTATTATTAAGAGCACGAATTGTTAACCCGCGTAATTAATACAGATCCCGCCACTTATCATCTTCCTGCAAACGCTGGTTCCGATAGAAGATACGCAGGCCTGATCCTGACGGAATACTGCCACCGCGAAGGAGTAAATCGACCTCTTTCTCGCTGCCGTCAAATCCTCTGGACTTCAGTTCATAGACAAGCTGCTGTCGCTGATGGTCTGTAATTCGCTGTTTGTAGTCTTTACGCCGTTTCGGTTTCACCAGGCGTAATCTTGCTGTCAGTTCCCGGCGCTCTTTTTTGCTCATACTGTGCAGGTAATCGTGCAACTCCTTGTCATTCATACGGGTGATATCCGTTCTGGTATCCCCATCAGCTGATTTGTCTTTCCCTTGTTGGGGCAAATTTTCAGTAAGGGGACAGTTATTGCCACGAGTCCAAGGGGCGCAAGCGCCCTGGTCGGCTGCCGCCTCCTGAACGTCAACGGCTTTACGAACCATTTTCCACTTCACTGCATGAGTGCAGATCTTGCCCTCTGCAATGGGTGACCAGATGCCATAAATACGAATGCCGTGATCGCCATAGGCGGTCGGCTCTTCGTTGATTTCATAAGCGGTTCTGATGAGGTGATATTTACGGGGAACCAGTACGCCGCCCTGCTTCATGATGTAGGTGGCAAAACAACCAGCATCAGCAGCAGCCAGGATGGCATCAAGGCGCGGGTTATCCAGTACCGGCGCACCTGCTTTTTTGTCCCCCTTTTGCCTTGCCGCCTGACCAGCCAGCAATCGCAGTTCACGGTAAGCCTGACGCCCCGGAATGCCAAAGAAGCGGAATTGCTGAACACGATGCAAAGACGCCCAGGCATTCACGTATTCAGCGTTATCACGCAGAGATTTACCCGTTTCCTTGCTGATCTCGCCAGCCAGACCACGCCCGTCAATGTTCTTACTGATGTATTTCGCTATGTAGCTTGTCGGCGTTCCTTTGCGCGGGTTAATCAGCTCAGACTTAAAGCGCGGCCCCGTGTTATTGCCCAGCTCCTCGCGGTCTTCACGGATAGCAAACTTACGCAACAATGCTGTAATGGCGCGGCGGTCTTTTTTGCGCATGAAACACAACAGGTGCCAGTGAACGGCGCCGTCGTGATGCGGCTCAGCCACCCGCACGCCATACCAGCGCAACCCGGCTTTGTGCATCGCCTTACGAAATGCAGCAAACATACCGACCAGATAATCGCTGCTTTGTCTTACCGTCGCATTTGTCCAGGTCGGGTTGGGCCTGCCGTTATTTAGCGTGGAATGGAAACGTGACGGACAGGTGATGGTGTAGAAAACGGCGCAGTCACCGCGCATTTCCGCGATAAGCTCCAGACCTTTAACACAGGCCATCATCTCATTGCGGCGATGCGCAGGGTTGCTGCTGCTGGCGTTTACCACATCCTCCATGTCTAGCGTGTCGCCGTCTTCGTTCACCAGTTCATGAGAACGGAAAAACTCCAGCGACTTACGGCGCTGCTCACGTTTATGCAACACGGCTTCATAGCTGACATAGGGAGATGCTTTTTTGCTGACAAGGCAGACAGCACGCAACTGCTCTTCCCGCCATTCGCAACGCATCTTCCATAATTTCCGATACCACCAGTCGGCGCACAACATACGCGCCAGCGAACCCGGAATGAGTTCATAGGGCACGGGTTTACGGCGGTTTCTTTTCCGGCGGAGTTGCTCAAACGCAGGCGGGATGACATCCAGACGCAGGGTTTCCGCTGCCACCCTTTCCCATGTATTGCGGATTTCTTCTGGCTTAACGTCATCGGTGGCATACAAATCGCCACAAGCGGCATCAAGGCACATACTCATATGCGCAGCTACCAGGGTGGACAGGCGTTTCACCTGATCCTGACTCATTTCAGGCAGGATCAGCAGGCCGTCCAGCCCTTCATGGCTTGCCATAAAGCGAAAAGATGCAGACAGCTGACTGTCGCGTACATGCTCCAGTCGTTCCAGACATGGCTTAATCGTCTCACGTAAGTAGCGGGAATAAGCCTTTGGCCTGCCCAGGCTGCTGAAGTATTCAATACGTTGCATCAGCGGCTTGCTGATATGGGAAGGCTGGGCGTTGACGTCCGCCAGAATGACCATATCCGGATTAAAACGCTGCTGCTCATGCGCCAGCTTTGCCCGACTAATGAGCTTATCCTGTTCCATTTCGCGCTGGACAGGATCACGGGATTCATTAAAGAAATAACGCTCCCAGACCTGATCACTCAGCGCCTCACGGCGCAGCTGTTCCTGCTCGTTATCGGCAGCGTACAGAGTGATCAGGTTTGAAAGCGTAGAAACCGGCGCAACTTCCACCGGGTCCAGATAAGGGTTAATGGCCTTTTTCGAGCTGTTCCATGAGAACGATGCGGCAGCTTCGTTAAAGCCGCAGCAGTTGTTCATATCGGCATGACTCATGCACGTACTCCGTACACGGCAGAACTATCCACGCCACGCGAATAATCAAATCCCACCCAGCAGCGCGGCCCGGAAACAGCAATGATTTCTGTTGCTGATTTACCCTCGCCAGCTGCCACACCGATGCTGCGTTTTGCCTTGATGTAGTGGTGAGTAAAATTGCGATACAGCGAACGGATCAGGGATGTGTCACTGTTAGAAACAATGACCGGATGTCCTTCTGATGACCGATGTTCAAGAACAGATGCCAGGTGATACTGGTCATCTTCAGTGAAGCCGTCAGTGTGATAGCCGGAAAACGTACCGTCATACGGCGGATCGCAATACACCACATCCCCCGCCTTCAACATCGCCAGCGTTTCATCAAAGCTGGCGCAGATAAACGTTGCTCGCTGGGCCTTTTCTGCAAATGCGCGAATTTCTTTTTCAGGGAAATACGGATTTTTATAATTACCGTAGGGAATGTTGAAATGCCCGCTCTTGTTATAGCGACATAAACCACGGTAACCGTGACGATTGAGATACAGGAAATATACCGCTTTCATGAAATCAGTAATTTCAGTTGAGTAATTAAACTCCTGCCTTATGTTGTAATAAGCCACCTCCCTGTTTGCGTTCTCAAATAAAACTCTGGCGCGAGATATAAACGATTCACAATCAGCGGCAACCTTTTTATAGAGGTTGATTAAATCAGGATTAATATCCGCAACCAGATAGCTGGGATAATCCGTCTCCATCATCACAGCACAGGAACCCGCGAAAGGTTCAACCAGTCGCGGGCCAGCAGGAAGATGTTTTTTCAGTTCGGACATTATGGCAGTTTTATTTCCCGCCCATTTCAGGATGGTGCTCATACAGCACCTCCGTTGTAATGTTTGCCTTTCAGCTCTGCGATTTCCTGACAGGTAATGCAAAGCTGCACACCCGGAATGGCACGGCGGCGTGCTGGCGGAATTGGCGCTTCACACTCAATGCAAAGCACGCGGGACACGCCCGGCGTTTTGGCACGGGCAGCACGGATATGGCGTTGGCGTTCTTCTTCAACGCGCTGCTGTACGAGATCCATTGCATCAGCCATTAGTGGATCTCCTGCGCTTCGTTCTGGATTGCTTCAGCAGTCACACGAAGCAGTTCTGCCGCTTCGACGTGGGTTAGCTGGCGGGATGTGATATGACACGCCAGGCTATCAAGGCGAGCTGCCATTGCTTCAGCCCTTGCCCGGCGTTCTTCCAGACGAGCCTCTGTCAGTAAAATATTAAGCCCTGCGTCATCCGGTCCGGTTTTGGTCGAGAGGGTTTCAATATTACGCATAATCAATTCTCCTGAATTTAGATAAAGGGATGCCCGGCGGGTTTACGCCATTAATTTCATTAGTTGGTTAATTCGGCATGGTTAGCCGTCTGGGAAATAAGCTCACCACTGCACGAAAATGATTCATTGCTTTAATCAACTCCCGCTTTTCGTCAGTGGTCAGCTCATTAATGCTGATGCTATGACGTTCAGCTGGAATTTTTGCCATAAAGAATATGGCAGCCAGTGCCCGTTTATTTTGTTCGCTATTAATATCCCGTGAATCACGCATATCTTTAATAAACCGCTCAAGCTCTGACTCAATATTCAGGCCAAAAACTTTCGCCCTTAACTCCGCAATGTGATTAAGTCCATTCAGGCGTTCACCGGGGCTTAATGGAACAGTCGCCGCAGTGCCTTCAATAGCCATTTGTTCCCCCGTTTTTTCGTAGATAGTTCTGCCAGCAATTCATCTTGTGAACGGCACGGATGCCAGCGTTTACCATCCTCCCCCATGATCCAGCCGTGACCGTAATGCATTGCCGGGCTTTGTTTAACCAGCAGCGATGCAAATGATGGTTCTTTCGTCAGCATAAGCACCTCACAGCAAACCAAATGAAGCACCGAGGCCAGTCACGGTATCAACTGCACTCGCCATCGCAGGATTAGCCTGTAAACGGGCCTGCAATGAAACAGCCGCCAGCGCCATCAGTCGTGTTACAGAGTTAATGCTGCTGATAGCATCACGACGACCGGCACAGGTTTTTACATCGCCAGACACCGCACCTGCAGCAACACGCCCGATCTCTGCGGTTGCACTCATGACGTAATGTGGCAGTTTCTCTTTTGCCACCTCATTAATCGGTACACATGGCAGACAATGAATCTGTGCCAGAAAACCATCTACCAGCGTTGAATCTTCAGTCAGATCGGTAAGCAGCCAGATTTCTGGTGCGGTTAATAAATGAGGCTGAGCTGGGTTCAGCTTGTTCCGCAGAATCTGCACATTCATGCCTGCACGTTCTGCCAGTTGCACCAGATTGTGGCGCAGTGCAAATGCACGACAGGCTTCATCAAAATGTGGATGTTTGGAAACTTGGTAATCAAACATGGTCAATGCCTCTGATGTATTTCAGAATCGAACTAATTAAGGTTTAGATTGCATTCTGAAAGCGCATCAACGGTCATTGCTGCTATGTTGATCATCACTTTTTCGCGTTTTTTATCTTTGCGCAGACGGTGACGGATAAGGCGTCCATCAGCCAACATGTCATTGATGGTATCGATGGATAGCCCTGTCAGCTCGCTATAGCGTTCAATAGTCACATGAGGCGTGGTAAGAGTGATTGAAATGTTAGGTCTCATGATGCAACATTCCTCGTTTAATGATGATTAATCAGGACGAATACGGATCGTTTGTATTTTGTGAACACCATAAACATACGATCGCACGTTGAAATCGTCAAGATAAAAGTTCACTTGGAGTGACCATGAATTTGGAGAAAGGCGGACGAGGCGCCATAGAGCGCATGGTAGAAGCTTATGGATTCAAGACTCGACAGGCGTTGTGCGATCATTTAGGAATCTCTAAAAGTACACTCGCCACACGCTACATGCGTGACTCATTCCCAGCAGAATGGGTAATCCAGTGCGCCCTTGAAACAGGCACCTCGCTTAATTGGCTCACAACCGGGCATGGTTCAAAGCAAACTTCAGGTAATACAAATACTATGGAAGTTGCTAAATATGTATTATCTGATGGGGCCTTGTGTGAAGACGGTTTTTATATTTTCGATAGAGAATTTCTACCGTCGGCATTCAAGAATCTTTTTGTAATCACAGATAATAATTCTGAATTTATTTGTGATAAGGAATTTGATGATATACGTGATGGTAAATGGGTAATAAGTATTGATGGCGAAATAACGATCCGTGACATTACTCGTTTACCCGGTGGAAGAATCTTCGTCGAGGGTGGAAACAGAGCCTTTGAATGTAAGATAGAAGACATTGAAATAATTGGTAAAATTATAAGTTTAACAGTCAAGTATGTTAAATAGTACCGGGAGGAAATTATGCTTGGTAAGGTATTTTTTGTGGTTTTGTCATGTTCTTTGTTATTAAACCCACTAGCTACCTATGCTAGAAATTATCCCTGCTCAGGGAAAAAGGGAGGTGTTTCTCACTGTACCTCTGATGGCAAATTCGTTTGCAATGATGGAACTATTAGTAAATCCAAAAAAATCTGTACTAAAAACTCACGATAACTTTTGCTTTTATATCTGCGCCTAAAATAAAAATGAGCCACAGGTTAACCGCAAAAGTTACATGATCACATAGCAAAAAGAATAGCCTACTTCATTATGGCTTCAGTGAGATGTATGGTCGCAGGATTTCATACATTGACACTGGTTATACATACAGTAAAAATGCTCTCTATTGGAGGGCATTTTTTATGGCTGTACGAAAACTCACCACAGGAAAATGGCTTTGCGAATGTTACCCCGCCGGACGTAGTGGGCGTCGTGTGCGTAAACAATTCGCCACCAAAGGCGAAGCACTGGCTTTTGAGCGTCACACGATGGAAGAAACCGAAGCAAAGCCCTGGCTAGGTGAATCAGTGGATCGTCGAACACTGAAAGACGTGGTTGAGCTATGGTTCAAACTACATGGTAAATCACTGACTGCTGGGCAGCATGTCTATGACAAATTGCTGCTGATGGTTGACGCTCTGGGCAATCCCCTTGCAACTGATCTAACCTCTAAAATGTTTGCCCACTATCGAGATAAACGCCTGACAGGTGAGATCTACTTCAGCGAGAAATGGAAGAAAGGAGCAAGCCCGGTCACCATTAACCTGGAGCAAAGCTATCTAAGTAGTGTTTTTAGCGAACTATCCCGCCTGGGCGAATGGTCGTATCCGAACCCACTGGAGAACATGCGAAAATTCACCATCGCAGAAAAAGAGATGGCATGGCTTACCCATGAGCAGATTGTTGAATTACTGGCTGATTGCAAACGTCAGGACCCAATTCTGGCACTGGTAGTTAAGATATGCTTAAGCACAGGCGCACGCTGGCGAGAAGCCGTAAATCTTACTCGTTCACAGGTGACCAAATACCGAATTACCTTTGTAAGAACGAAGGGGAAGAAAAACAGAAGCATCCCTATCAGTAAAGAGCTTTACGAAGAGATCATGGCGCTTGATGGGTTCAATTTCTTCACAGACTGCTATTTTCAATTTTTATCCGTGATGGAAAAAACGTCTATCGTGCTCCCTCGCGGTCAACTCACACACGTTCTGCGCCATACGTTTGCGGCGCACTTCATGATGTCGGGTGGAAACATTCTGGCCTTACAAAAAATTCTCGGACACCACGATATAAAAATGACTATGCGTTACGCACATCTGGCACCGGATCATCTGGAAACGGCGCTCCGTTTCAATCCTCTGGCAACGCTGCCAAGTGGCGACAAAGTGGCGGCAGCGGTTGGCATTACCCCGTAA